CGTTCTATGTTCGTGTCTTCTCCGAGTATCTTCCTTCCTATCTTCCACATAACTTCAAGCTGTGTCCGTGATACCATACCTTTATGTGGAGATACGTTACACGCCTTTGCCCAGCGGATTTCTTTTTCGTTCAGAAGGATACACGGAACAGCCATGCGTCTTGCTTCTTCCTCTGGATAGATAAGACCTTTTTCCATTTCGGTTCGAGTGGGAAGAGAGTTGACGAGCTTTTCGGTAAGCGTAGGAATGACGTCGTTGATAAAGTTCATTATCTTTGAGTTGAATTTCGGGATAGCGTCGTCCATTTCCTGAAGTTTGTGTTTGAGTCTTTTAATGTTTTCACGGTATTCTGGAACACGTTCTTCAGGAACATAACTGCGTTTTATCTGGTTTTCCATTACCACTATGTCGTTTTCAAGCTCCTCTCTTATACGGTCAAAGAACCACATGGGATAGGTGGATGCGATTGTGCCGTTGGGGTTCATGTCGTATTTGGTAAAGACAGTGAAGGCGTCGTGCTTGATGTCGTCTATCTCTGGGTTTACAGCTTGTTTCGTGGTCATAAGTCCTCCATTGGTAGTGTTAAAAAGGGGGGGGAAAGAACGTTAATCTCTCCCCCTGTGGTTTGTCTTATACAGAGTGTCCGTAGATGAACCGCCAATCCTTCCAGTATACAGCGAAGGATGAGTAGAGTATCTGCTTGATGGACATCGTTTCGTAATCCATGATGGTATGTTTCTCCTGTGCGATACGGTCAACCCATGTGGCGAACTTCTTCATCATTCTGGAGTCTACCATGAACCAGCTTGTGGTTGAGTTCTGGTCGAGGTATATCCACGGGACTACTTTGAAGCGTCCATAGGCTGGGTTGATTGCATTATTGGCGGATGTCGGGTCGAGTTTGGACTCTGCACCAGAGCGTGGGTCATATCCTACAGCCTCACATGCGGCATCGTAGAGAGCTACAGGGACGATGATGGTGTCAGGGATGATGTCGAAATACTCGCCGATGTCATCTTTTAACTTCATCATCGCAACGGCTGTGGCAAGGATTGAGGTCTTGGAAAGAGCAGATGAGCCATAGTTGGAAAAGCCTGTTGTGGTAGGGACACCTGATTTGGTTGTGTGAGAACCGCACAGAGCTACACCTTCATCGTTGGTCATAAATTCCCACGAGGCGGAGAAGGCATAGTTGAGGACGTTGGCGGCACGTTTCTCTTTTGTTCTCTGAAGGGCACGAGCCATACTTTCCTGCCTATCTCTCATTTCATCGTGTTCGGCGGTGTCTATGAGTCTGCGTTCAATTATGAGACCGCCTGCGAATTCACGGGTCTCCACTCTTGTCTGAAACCCTGGGGCTATTCCCTGATATTCTACCTTGCCGTTGAATTCAGGGATGTCGGGATAGCTTCCTACTGATGCGGACTGAAGGAATAGCCTGTTGGTGGTCTTCTGTCCGAATAGCTGTTTAGAGACCATCTTAACAGGGTCAAGGTAGTCTTTGAGAACTTCGTCGATGTTTTTATCGAGCAAATATGCAAATTCCTGTAAGGTTACTGGATTAGCCATAGTTTACCTCCTTATACAAATCTGAAGATGACATATTCTTTGCCAGCTTCTTCGAGATTGACTTCTTCAACGAGGACTGTGTAGTAGTTGGTTGAGTAGGTTTCTTCTGCCAATACACACATGGAGTAGGTGTCGAACTGAATCTTGGAAAGCCCCTGTCTTACGTTTGCCTTAACCCAGTAGTCAGTTGTAGCTACGGAGTTAGGAAAGTATGTGGCAAAGGTGTTGGTTGTGACGTTAGGTGCGTTGGCTACAGTAGATGGAACACGGTATATGCCTTTGTTTGCACCTGAACGGCAGTAGAAGGTTGTGTTGCCTGCTACTGAACTTGCTGATGCTTCAGACACATATACAATCTGCCCTGTTGCGCTTGCCGACTGTGGGTTAAATGGGGTTATAGCTGTCCCGTATGTGGAACTGTATATACGTCCTTTGACTTCTGTCTGTGGTCCGATGAGTTTTATCTGGACGAGAGGGATAGGGTCTCCCACGCCAAACATTGCTCCCTGTGATGCCTGTTTCTCCACTGCTGTCTGGGTTGCGGCTGTGGTTGCTCCTGCGATGGAGTTAGTTTTGTAGGTTGCGTCGTAGAGTGCAGTGCGTCTATTTGTAGCAACTACTACGCCCATAGGTTTGTCTGTGTCTGCACTGCTCGCCGCTCCAAGAGGAACAAGATAGTCGGTGCCAGATGGACAGTATACCAGTTGCCCTACGTATAGAGTTACGTTGTAGTTGACTGGCATCCATATTGTGCCGAGTTCTGTGTTTTTCACTACTTCAAACATAGATTACCTCCTTCAATTCGTTGTTTGTAGTCGATTAGTTTGTGGTTTGTTTGTCGTTAGCCATATTATCACTTCTTTTTCCCTCCAATTATTCCCTGCTTGCCGAATACGGTATTAGATTCGAAGGCTTTCCTGATGTCCTCGTCGTTCATACCGAGATTACGGGCAAGTTCGAGGGCTTCCTTTGAGATGTTTAAAGGAGAAGAGGTCGAGGGGGAAGATGGAGAAGTAGTTGGATATTGTGGAGTTGATTTGCTTGGTTTAGCCATACGCTGTAACACTTCCATCTTGGCGAGAAGATACCCTTTTTCGGCGTCGTAAATGGGATTGTTGGTAAAGGCGAGATTGTATTTCTCTGCCCATACCTTCTGGACTTCGTCACGGATTGAAGGGTCTTCTTTGTTCAGGAACGAGATAAGGGTTTGAGAGTAAGCGGTTTCGTATTGACGGCGTGTTTCAAGTGTTCGTCTTTCTTTGTTTCTCTCATACCATTCGAGAATTTTAACTACATCTTCCTTCGTTGTTGGGACTTCAGGTAGTTCGTCTTCATCCTCTTCTGGCTGTTCCTGTTGCTGTTGTGGAAGTGTTCGGTTTGACAGCAACATTTCCATCATCCTTTTCTGCTCTTCCACGAGTTTCGTCAAAGTCCCTATTGTTTCCTCAAGGTTCTTTACCTTTCTGCCCAGTCTTGACTTTTCTGCATTATCGTCTGAAGGCGGAGCAGGGGAATCTTGAGGGGGAGTTTGAGTATCCTCTGTGTCGTCAGAGGATGCGGGTAGTTCTGTTAGTTCTTCAAGGTTTTCTACTGCACTTTCGTATTCTGCCATTTATTCCTCCTTTTTACCCTTGTCCACAGGCGAAGTGCGGAGAGGGTGGATTGGGGTTATGTTGTTTATGTTACTCGTTGTTTTCAATATTTCCTTCAATATTTCGTAGCTCCCTTTCGTATGTGTCTATGATGGTTGAAATGTCTTTCAGGATTTGGGTTATTTCTTCGTAACGGATTTTATCTCTATCGTCTGCGGTAAAAGACGTTATTTTCTTTAAGCATTCGGCATGATGGGTTACGAAGTAGTTGAGAATCAGGTTGCCGAGTTTGGAGTTCCATGCGTGGTAGAATGGTTCGTATTGAGATAGGATGGAGATGGACTGCTTTTTGTAAGATGTGTTGTTTCGGATGTAGTCGATGGGAGAGGTCGTTGGGTATTGCGGTATTTCGGACTTGAAGTATTTTACAGTCATCATTGCTCCTTATAAAAAGAATAGAGAAATAAGTCGAAGTTGTCAAGTCGTGTATTTGGCATTGTTCGTATCATTTATTTTTTCACTCCTCGTATCATCTGCTGTCCTATGCTGTTTATTATATCGTTTGTCATCTCGTCTTCGTTTCGTTTTGTTATTCGTTCGGACATTATTTTTTTACTCCTCGTATCATCTGGTCGATAGGGTTCATGTTTAATCCGTATTGGTTGGAGGTCGGAGGTTCTTCTGGTGCTGATGCTTGGTTACCGTATTGCATGGGTTGTTGCGGGTTCATGAGCTGGGTCTGGACTATGGAGTATTCCTGACCCATGAGTTTGAGGATTTCTCCGAGAATGTAGTTAACCATCTTGATTGTGTCGGGATGTTTGATATTGGCGACGGTCTGGAGGATTTGAGTGTAGTTGCGGATTTTCATCTGTTTGGACTGTTCCTGTTCGATGGCGGAAGTTACGGGTTTGTAGGTGTAGTCGGCATCAGGGTCGAAGTTGCGGATAAGGTCGCCTAATATTTCCCTTGCTGTTTCTTCTCTCATGTATTGATGTGCCATCTGTAACATCATCCAATAAAAGTCGGTGAGCATGGTGTATTCGAGACACATGGCTTTGAAGGATTGGCGGATGTCTGTGCGGTTCTCTGCTCCTGCAACAGCTGTGGCAGTCATGGAGGATTTAAGAGTTCCGAGGTTGCCCATTGTTGTCGGGAAGATGGCACGGAGTTGCTGAAGCTGGTTGATGAGAAGGTTGGTCTGCACCATTGCTCCTTGAATGTTGTCGGTGATTTTGAGTTCCTGAAGGTCGTTGATGTCGTCGAGAAGGAGAGGTCTGTCTGGGGCGATGTAGAGTTCGGATATATCGTCGAAGGAGTATTTACGGGCTTTGAAGGCTGGGAAGGTGGCGAGCATTACACGGTCATTGGAGATGTTGATAGTGTCGTTGACTGCTTCCTGAAGGTTGATGCAATGGGTTGTGTCGGTCATGCCTTCAGAACGGGAAGGGTGGATGTAGTAAAGACCTCTGATGATAGGGCGGTAAGGGCGGTTGCGAGAGTCTATGTTTCGTTGAGGGTCGAAGCGAACGAGGATTGAAGTTGAACCTGAGCGAACTATGGTTATAACAGTTTCGATGAGCTCTGCGTTGTCGAGAGGATTGCCTGACAGGTCGACTCCGATGGATATGCGGAGGGGGTTGCCGAAATCGTCTCGTTCCTTCACTACTGCCCAGTATTTTCCATAGCGTTCATAGATGTCGAATAGTGGTGAGGGTTGGGTTGGTGGAAATGAGGCGTTGAGTTCACGGTTGTAGGACTCGGAAGCGGTGTCGGTGATGGTCTGGGGTTTGAGTTCGAGAAGTTTGTCGAGATTGAAGTAGTTACAGCGTTCAGCGTCGGAGAGAATAGAGGCGAGGTCTTTCTCGTGGCGAATGATTACGTATTGTTTGTCCTGGATGGAGTAGGTATATTCGGGGGAAACGAAGACGTTGCGGGGGTCGAGGACTTCGTAGTTGAACCAATCTTTGCGAACAAAGTCGTTGAAAGTGGTTTGTGGTAGTTCGGTGTATTGTGGTGGTTGGGTGAAGTCGGGTGAAGGAATGATTTGAGGGACGGAAGTGGTAGTTGGGACTGTGATTATTTCCTGTTCCCACCAACATAGGAAGTAGACTACACCTGCGAGCTGACGGATTGCAGATGCCCGCATGAGTTTCTGGTAGTGGTAGAGTTCACGGCGGTTAAGAAGTTTGTTGATTAGTCGTTTTGCTGCTTCGCATTTGAGTTTGTCTTCTGGATTGTCGCCTTCGAGGTAGATTTCTACGAAGTCACGGGTGGAGAAGTATTGGTTGGAGACGAGGGATTGTTCGGTGATGAAGGATGAGAAGTATTCAGGGATTACTACGTCTGATTGCCATTCGTAGTGTTTATCGGTTCTGTGCCCGTCTATTACATCTAATCCTCGCTCGTAGATGTCTTTGATATAGTTGTTGTTCGATTGAGAGGTTGAGAGTTCGGAGTTTATCTGGTTAACGATGGGAGAATGTTCGAGGATGTCGTGAACTGGTGGTCGTTTTCGTCTCATGCGTGTCTCCTGCTATCGATTGTCGTTATTGTTATCGTTGTCGTTGTTGTTATTATTGTGGTTGTCATTATCGTCGTCGTTATTATGCCACCCTCCTGAAGTATTCTATTCGATTAGTAATTGGTTGCTGGGTCGTGATGGGAGAATATGGGGTTGTGAGAGAACGTTCTTTCATCGCTCCTTCAAGTGCTGTGCAGAAGTGGGAGAATTTCTGCTGTGGTTTTTCCTTCATGTCTTTAGTGAGAAGGGCGGAGCGGTCTGACCATGTTTCGTATGACCAGTTACGGATGGACTCGATGGTGTATTTACAGTTGGAGAAGAACCAGATGGTCGGAAGGGGTTGAATGATAGAGGTTTCGGTGTTGTTGAACGGGGTCTTACAGGTGATGGAGTTCTTGAGGCGTAGGCGTATTTCGTCCCTTCCTCTGGTGGTAGTTGTGTCGTATGAACGGAAATATGCTCCTTTACATATACCCTGTCGCTTGAAGTGGTGGAAGTAACGGTTGAGGTCTTCCACAGGAGAGGTAGCTGTGGTTATTTGTTTTATCTGGGCAAGGGGGTCGATGAGGTCGCAGGAAAAGTGGATAGTGGAAGATTTCTTTGCGATTAGATGTGCAATGTCGTATAGGGTATTGGTTTCGGGAGATATTTTGAGTTCGTCGTATATGAAGACTTCGTTAGTTGGTGATACTGCTCCCCATGCACACGCCCAGTCGTTTGTAGGGTGGTAGTCGATTGTTCGGAAGTAGCGGTAGTTTGTGGGAAGTCCTTCGGGGAAGTATCGGATTGAGTCGATGATGTGGATTGACGGATTGAACTCTTTGAACACTCTGCCAGAAACATAGGAGAACATTCCGTAACGTCTGATGTTTACGGCTATTTCGTCATCGAGGACAAAGAAGCGGGAGGAGATGAAGTCGTCGTAGGTCTGGTCTGGTGAGGCTTCTCGTTTGTAGATTTCGTAGAGGTAAGGGGAGTCGTCGGTGGCAAAGTGGATTACGGTGATGTCTTTGTTATTCGGGTGGTGTTCGTAGAGAGGTTTGTCTTCGTTGAGTTGTTTGTGACGGTTGACGATGGCTGGGGTGCGGTAGATGTGTCGGGCTTGGGTGTAGAGCATATCATATATCCAGTCGACATCGCCCTGGGCTGGGGTGAGGGAAATAATTACGTCGCCGCCTGTGGAAATGAGACGGGAGTAGTTTTCCTCGAAGATTGAGTAGGGCGGAACTTCGTCGATGAGGACATAGATACGTTCTACTCCTGCCTGGGCTTGGGTGGATTGGGAGTATGAGGCAAATTCGATGTAGAAGTGCTGGGATGAGTATGGGTCTTGGATTACCATTACAGGTCGTTTACTTCCGATGTCTTTTACGATGAGTTCGGGTGGAAGACGTTTGATGAGTTCGGGATAGAGGGTGTTGCGAGAGGACTCGTTTTCTTCCACTTTGGATGGAAGAGTTTCGGATAGGAAGCGGATGGTTTTGCAGGACATGTTATCGTGAAAGTTTTTATGGGCGATGGGGTGGATACGGAAGAGGCGAAGAAGGAAGTCCATAATCGCCATCGCCGTTTTACCACCACGGTTGCCAGAGATAAGGGCGGTTATGGTAGAGGAAGAGTGAATGAGGTGGTAGAAGGGGATGGATGGGATGTAGGAGAAGAATGGGTTAAGGTT